CTATCCATCTGTAACTTCAGTATTGAGCATGAGAAAGTCAGAAGGACTTCAGAAATGGCGTAAATCAATTGGCGAAGATGTTGCTAATTGGGAAATGCGAAGATGTGCAAACAGAGGTAAATCTCTACACACATTAGTAGAACAATACATGAAGAACGAAACACCATCCATAAGGGATGTCCTACCATTAGGGTTATTTAAATTAATGAAACCCTATCTAGACCAAATTAATAACATTAGATTAGTAGAAGAAATTATGTACAGTAAAAACTTGACAATTGCAGGTCAAGTAGATTGTGTTGCAGAATACAATGGTAAGTTATCAGTTATTGATTTTAAAACAGCAAATAAAGAAAGAATCGAGGAGTGGGTAGAAAACTATTTCCTACAATGTACAGCATACTCAATGATGTATACTGAAACATTTAATGAACCAATAGAACAGATAGTCATATTAATGGCTGCAGAAGATGGTTCAATGAAAGCATTTGTGAAAGAACCGAAAGATTATGAAGAAGAATTAACAAAGGCAATTCAAACTTTTTATGACACAGTTAATCCACAATTAAATGAGGCAAAATAGTTTAGGCACTCTACCACTTTAAGAAGTGCCGGAGCCTGGTGTATGCTCGGCACACAGAAATACACCCCAAAGATTTTATATTATGAACGCTAAACAATTCAGTCTAAAGATAGAACAAATAAAAAGAGAAAATGGCGACATGTCTTACATGGATGCTATTCTTCACTATTGTGAAAAAAATACCATTGACCCTGCTGAAGTTGGCCGTTATGTATCTAAAAGTTTAAAAGAAAAAATTACAATAGAGGCACAAGGTCTTAATTTGATTGAGAAAGGAGGAAAACTACCTTTATGACCTATGATGGTTTTGCAGTTTATAGAAAGTATCTAGCATATAAATTACATTTCACAACAGACAAATATGATTACACAGAACATAGTGGTATGGTACATACTAAATTAGAAACATTTACAAAAAGAAATGACAGATATATGTTTCATAAACTAAGTGTAAAATATAATCAAGATGAAATAGATGATTTTATGATTGCAAATTTTATATCAAAAAACAAAGCATGGTCAGGCAGTTTATTAGAAAGAGATAGTCATGAAACCTATTTACAATACAGAAAAAGAAAAGAAGCAACAAACTATTACTTCAAAGAAGATTTGGGCAGAGTACGCTCTATTATTGATATGGACAATATTGAACCCAACCATGTTATTACTGTTAGTGATGGCCAGCATCCAATACTTTTACGACATTGTATTGGAAATAAGATTACTAAAGAGACATTAATTATTATGGACTATCATTTAGGATTTATGAAACATTGGAAAGAACAAATTACTGATAAGATTGTATGGCCAGATTTTTTGAAAAAAATAAACAAATTTAAACCTTTTTTAAGGTTTAATCAAACTGAAACTAAAATGATATTAAAGGAGAAGTTATTATGAAAACAGTAGGTGATACATTTCCTATGTACAAGTTACAAGCTTGTATGGGAGATAATTCATTAGATGAAGTCTTTACAGAGAATGATGAGGCAGACAAATGGTCAGTTTATTATTTTTATCCTAAAGACTTTACATTTATTTGTCCAACAGAGATAAGAGAAATGGATAAACTTCTAGATGAAGGACTAAATGTAATGGGTATAAGTGGTGATAATGAATTTTGCAAAAAGGCATGGAAAGAAGATAATACTTTAATTAGTAATATAAGACACCCATTGGCTGCAGATTCAGGATTACATTTAGCAAATGAATTGGGTGTTTCTAATCATGAAGGATTATGTTTAAGAGCAACATTCATATGTGATGAAAACAACACTATTCAACATGTATCTGTAAATGCTTTAGATACAGGTCGAAATATTAGTGAAATAATTAATACAGTAAATGCTTTAAAAGCAGGTGGGTTGACAGCATGTAATTGGCAACCTGGTGATAACTTAATAGGAGAATAATATGAGTTGGTTTAATACACAAGAAGGTGCTAGAAACGGAAGTCCTTATGTAGAGGCAGTTGTTCTAGTTTTAATAATAGGAGTTATATATTCATTAGTAGGTGCAATTTAATGAGTAATGATTTTTTAAAGTTAAGAAAATATAGTAATGAAGAAAGATGGCAATTACTTGCTGACTGTATTCGTAGTGGTCAAGTAGAATCAAGAGAATTACATGAAGAATTTGAAAAAGACCCGGAGTTTAAAGAGTGGTACAAGAAAAAATATCTAATGGATTAGATTGGTACATAAAATGGTTTGCAAGTATCGTATTGATATTTGGTGCCATAACTACATCTAGTAATATGTACCCATATAATATGTACTTTCAATTTGTAGGTATTACAGGTTGGTTGATAGTAGGTATTTTGTGGAAAGATTGGTCATTAATAGTTGTTAATGTGGTAGGTTCATTAATCATGTTAGCAGGTATAATCAATTATCATTTTTTTACAGATTGGTACTTAATAATTTATGAACGATATCAGGAGGCAAGATTGATATGGAACTAGACAGAGACGGAGACGGTTTTTTAAAAAACACAAATGATTGGTCAGAAGAAGTTATGATTCAAATGGCCGAAGAAGATGGTTTTTTAATTACTGATGAAATCAAAACTTACATAGACAAGGCAAGAGAAATGTTTAACGAAACAGGCACAGTTCCTGCTGTTCGTAATTTTGCAAAAGAATTTGGTATGGACAGAAAGGCGAGTAAACTTTATGAAGTGTTTGAATCAGGACCAATGAAGAAGATTGCCAAGTATGGTGGCTTACCGAAACCGACAGGTTGTGTATAGTGAAATATATCATAATCTTTTCACTATTAATATTAACATCATGTGCAAGTAGAGTACATTTAGGACCTGATGTTATAATTGGTAGTAATGAGATAGATATACCTAAACCGGAGATAGAATGAAACAAACAATAGAAATAATTATTGCAATAGTATTAATACCAACATTTGTAGTAGGACTTATGATATTTTCTACTAATGAATTTTCTTTTTTATCTGGATTTTTATCATGAATATAACTTCAGATTTATTAAATAACATATCATGGGAAGACGGTATAATTTATATTATACTTGGTCTTTTAGTGTATGCAGTTAAAAAATATATTGACAAGAAATTTGAATGAGTAAAGCATTTTGTATAGGTAATGGTGAAAGTAGAAAAGGTTTTGATTTAGAACAGTTAAGACCTCATGGTAAGATATATGGTTGTAATGCTTTGTATCGAGACTTTACACCTGATGTACTTGTTGCAGTAGACCATGGCATATGTCATGAGATATACAATAGTGGTTATTGTCAAAAGAATGAAGCATGGTTTAGAGACTGGACAAAAGTACCTGCTATGCATTATGACATGATGATTTATAGTAGTATTGATAAAATTGCCAGAGATGAAATAAAAGAATATTATGATAAACATATTGAAAACGAAAGAACGAATGCTGAAGAATTTGTATTTCATGGTTCTAATTTATCAGGTCTTGCAAACATAATTAAAAGTGGTAAGGCAAAAGGTAAAACAAAAGAGGTTATACAAAAACAAATAAATCATTCATCAATTAATGTCAGTTGGATTAATCAACCTGATTATTCAAACAACATAACAGACTTGATAGAAAATTATAAAAAAGATTTAGGATGGGCTGCAGGACCAACAAGTGGTAGAATTGCAGTAGAACAAATAAAAGAATTGAAAGAAATTTATCTATTGGGTCATGATTTAGAAAGTTATAACCATTTAGTAAATAATATTTACAAGGGTACGACTAACTATGTTGCAGAACAAAATGGTAAAACACCTTGTGAAAATTGGATTATACAATGGGGTGCTTTGTTTACTGAATATAAAGACATTAAGTTTTATAAAGTAAATGAAAAACCTGTGGGTACCAGAGACCCTATAAATTGTGTAGTAGATTTATGGAAAAACAATAAGAATGTTGAATATATTACATACTCAACCATGCTTGACAAACTCAAATAAATGGTATATAATGAGTGTAACTATTATAAATAGTACTGTAGCAATGCTACAAATACGAAAATATAAGACATATAACAATACAATAATACGGAGGATAATATGGACTTTGAATCATTAAAAACATCATCTAGTGGTTTTGATAAACTAACTAAGGCACTAGAAGAAAACCTCAATCCTGAGGATTCAAAAAAATCTAATAAGTACCAAGATGAAAGACTGTGGAAACCAGAACTTGATAAAACAGGTAATGGATATGCAGTACTAAGATTCTTACCAGCAACATCAGGTGAAGATATGCCATGGGTCAGAGTATGGTCTCATGCATTTCAAGGACCAGGTGGTTGGTATATTGAAAACAGCTTAACTACACTAGGTCATAAAGACCCTGTTAGTGAAGAAAATACTAGACTATGGAATACAGGTGTTGAATCAGATAAAGGCATTGCTAGAAATCGTAAGAGAAAATTATCTTACTATTCAAATGTTCTTGTTGTATCAGACCCAACACATCCTGAAAATGAAGGACAAGTAAAACTGTTTAAGTTTGGTAAAAAAATATTTGATAAGATAACAGAGGCAATGCAACCTCAATTTGAAGATGAATCACCAATCAATCCATTTGATTTCTGGAAAGGTGCAAACTTCAAACTGAAAATTAGAAAGGTTGATGGTTTCTGGAATTATGACAAATCTGAATTTGAGGGTGTTTCTGCTATCGCTGATAATGATGACAGTATCAAGGCGATATGGGAGAAACAATATCCTTTAAATCCATTCTTAGAACCTAGTAATTTTAAATCGTATGAGGAACTCAAAGAGAAACTTCATAGAGTAATTTCAGGTACTAAGTCTACAGATACAGTAGAAAATGTAGACCTCCCATCCACATCTACTGCTTCTGTCAAAAGTACAAACAGCGCCCCTATAGCGTCTGCTACTAGTGAAAGTGATGATACACTTGATTATTTTTCAAAACTAGCAGAAGAATAGAGGTATACTCTCTCCGCTGTTAAAAACTTTAGGGCATATCTAGTAATAGGTATGCCCTTTTTTGTATAAATAGTATCATGGCAAAATCAATATTTGATAAGATAACAGACCAAAGAGGTGGTGCTCAGAAATCATCTACATGGTATAGAAATGCAGTATCATCTTTAGGTGATAGTGTAACTGCTAGAAAACTGTATAATCAAGGTAAGATTAATCAAAGACCTTCATTAGGTAGATTAAATCTATTTTTCTATGACCCAAAGTTTAAAGAGAAGTTACCATACTATGATACTTTTCCATTAGTGTTGCCATTAGAAGGATTTAGAGGTGGGTTTTTAGGTATGAACTTTCATTATCTAACACCTACAATAAGATTTAGATTGTTAAATCAATTACAAAGATTTGCTACAAATAGTAAAATGGACAGAACAACAAGATTAGATGTAAGTTATCAGAGAGTTGGTGGTTTATCAAGAGTAAAACCTACAATAAAAAAATATCTATATTCACAAGTTAGGTCAGGATTTATGAGAATTGATTTGCAGGATGCTCCTACAGCAGTATATCTCCCGGTTCAACAATTCAAAAAACGAAGTGCAAGTTATGTATACGGACAAAGTAGAGGTTAAATATGGCAATTTTTAGAGGAGGGGTAAAAATATTTGGTTCAGATGTTAGAATAGGTATCAACAGAGATAGGTCCTTAGATAACATTTTACTAGACCCAAGATTTAGACAGATAGAAGGTGGTGTAGTACCTGATAATCCAGATTTACGCTCAACAAAACCAGCATTAATAAATCAAATGTTACAATACATTATGCAAGGGGAAGGACTTGGTAGGTCAGGAAGATTTTATACTTCATTTAGATTACCAACAGGTTCAAGAGGACCTGAAATGGGTTCAGAAGAAGAATTTGAAAATTTTGAAAATGCAGACGGATTACCTGTTGAGACAAGAGGTTTTGCAACATCAGACCTAAATCAACAAATACAAAATCAAGACGGTAGAAGGGTAAATGCCTTTTGTAAAGGCATAACTATGCCTGATAGAACAATGACAACAACACCTGTAATAACAGGACCAGGCGCCCCTAGACATATTGTAACAGACCATACATATGGTGATTTATCAGCAACATTTTATGCAGATAAGTATTTAAGAGAAAGACAATATTTTGAATTATGGCAAAAAGCTGCTTTTAATAGTTTATCTAATAACTATGAATTTTATGATAATTATGTATCAGACATAGACTTATTTAATCTAGGACAATTTGCTAACTCATCAGGTTCATCTGAAGACCCAAGTGCTAGAGATGATTTAACACATGGTGTAAAACTGTATGACTGTTACCCTACAAGTATAGGGGCACCATCACTTTCATATGATAATAATAATGTTATAGAATTTACTGTAACATTTAAATATAGATATTGGCAAAACTATTTTATTACTAAGACTGCTGATGTGGCACTTGGTGATGGTGGTTTTGATAAATCAATTGCAAATGACCCAGGCAGACTAAATCCAGGTGGTGGTCTACTAGGTGGACTGTTACAATTATTACCACCTGAACTAAGAAGAGCAGGACAAGGATTATTAGGTGATTTGAAACGAAGAATACCTATAGGAGATTTAACAGGCGGAAGAGTATTTCCACCATTTTTTTAATATAATGTGAGGATATTATGGCATTACCAAAAGTAGAAATACCGACTTATGA